TAGGATTTGCCTCGGATGTTTTTAAGTTGTTGGAAAATCTTATATGCTTCGTATTCAGTTATGTCCTCTCTTATTTCATTTCCGTTCTCATCTTCTGTAGTGATTAGATCACTTTCAAGATACTCAACTGTATCCTGTAAAATATCATATAGGACAGCAAATTGAGAATTGGTTAGTGTTAGTTGTCTCATGCTAATCCTCCGTTGGTTTGATGTACTTTAGTGCCTTATCATCAGTTGTTTCTAATAATTTACCGACCTTATATTCATATCCTTCACAATAATCAACCTCCTCATAATGTTTGCAATGTTCAAAATCAGATGCAATTCTTTTTGCTTCTGTTTTATTATTTGCACCAACTGTTACTGAATAATATACAACTTTCTTTGCTTCAAATGTGTAACTGTTTAATAGTTTAGTCATTGAATTGCCCCCAATAAAGTGAATTAAAGTCTGCTATGTTTAGATAATCTTCATCATATATCTGATCCTCATCTTTATATACAGGCACTACAAATTCATCTGCAAAATATTCAGCACTTATGTTTCCAAGTTCTTCACAAGCACGTAATACGTTGCCTATTCCTACATCATCTTGATCACATTCATCAATAAGAAATGCAATGTCCTTCTCTAATTGTGATTTATCCTTCATTATATACCTCCGTTAATTGTTAGTGAGTTGTTGTGATTGTGCTTGTTAATTACACATGCTTGGTGAATATTAAAGAGTTTATCATAATCAACTCCCTCCCAATCTTCCCACTCAGAAACATAATCAGAACAGTCAAAATCACCAGTTCCGTCTACATTTTGTGGGCATGATTTGAAGTCATTGTTATCATCAACCCAAAATATTCTCCCGAATGATTGTGATTTAAACATGATAAAAATGTTAGTAAAGGACAGTAAAATAGGGAGTATTAGTTATACTCCCAGAAAGCAGGTTCGCAAATTTTATCAGTTAGAGAACAGTAATCATCATTGTTAACATTCTCTGGAAGACCCATATCGTTGAAGTAACGTATGATCTCAACTAATGCAGTTTCTTCTGCTTCAGTGATAGTTAGTGTGCGTAATGTTTGTGACATAATTGATAATTAGTGAAGTGAATTAAGGGTTGTAGGATAAAAACTTGTCCATTGCAATTACTTGTGCTGATTTACACGCATCGGCAAAGAATGGAGAATCTTCGTTTATACCCAACTCCTCTAATGTCTCCTCAAATAATGTTTCAAAAATAGTCTCATTTGCTAGAGTTGACATAAACAAATAAATCGAAATTTACAAGTGGTGGAGTGTCTTTCCTCCTCCACTCTTATATAATACACGATTTTAGGGTCAAATGGGGGATTAGTGGACAGTTTGTGAACTGTCACACGATTTGTTTATATTTTTCTGTCTTAATATAGGATAGTCGATGTTATTAAACTTTGGAAATCTATAGTTATGATCTATAACTATTTGACGGTAAAATTCCTCATCCCATTGATACTCAGTCATCTTTTTACCCTCGGTACTTCTATTGTCCATGAAGGATTAACTAGTTTAACTAACTCAAACTGTTTTTTGAATTGTTTCTCTTTTTCTTTCTTTTCCTTCTCCATTGTTAACTCAATCGTTTCAATAGTTGTGCTTGGATTCTTCTCATTTAAGTCCAAATATTCTAGGATAGATGTATCTACCATCTGAAATAGTGATTCAAAATGTATAGTTTCTCTTAAATTTACTGCAATTCGATCTATATCATTCTTATCAAGATACTCTCCATTGTTTACTTTAGTGGCATAATTCTCGTATTGAGTTAAAAGCTTTGCCCTAATTTCGACTAATTCATTTAAATTAATCGTGATTTTTACATCATCATAAATTGCCATAGTGAGTTAATCTCCAGAGTAAATACTATCTTTATCGGTTAAATCTATTCTTGCAAAACAACAATACTCTTTAATATGTTCTCTCATTTCTGTGAACATAGCAGCATAATCCCACTTCTCTTTTATATCATTAGCAATTAATTCTATCTCATCTGGTGTTAACTTAGGATAGAATTGTTCTACTGTTTCAGTGATATTAATACTGAGTAAATGTTCTTTGTTGATTGTCATTTAACCTCTACACTCCAATATAATTTATCAACATAAGTTTCACACTGCTGACACATTAATGCACTCCAACTAAAATGATAAACCTTGCTAATTGATTTACAATTAGGACACATAATGTGCTTACCTGACCTACCACTTCTAGTGTGAGAAGTGATAGGTTTAAATGTCATTGTAGTCATCAAATTACCTCAAGTAAAGATATCCACCTGCCCAACCTGTAAATGTTGGATCATGTAATTGCTCACGTTGATTGATAATTCTCATATCATAACGAACATACTTAGCAGGAGAATTATAAGATGCTGGTTTGTAAACTTCACCAGTATTCTTATTAACGAAAGCATGAACACATCCCTCACGATATTCATTACGATCTTGAAATGTGTCGAAGTCATGTTGCATAATCTTGTAATACTTGCGACCATTCTTGATAACAAACTTAGCAAGATTAGCAGTGCCATTCTTTATATTTTCTAACCGTCTTTTGGAGTAGTCAGAATCAGAATTAGCACACATCCTTAATGAATGTTGTTTGTAGTTTTCTGTTAAAGAATCACAGTAGGTCTGTGTCCACTCTGCAATTCTTTCAGTTAATGTTGCCATAGTGGTAAAATCCCTTGTACTGTTCTATTATAACCCTTACAGACGATTCTAGGGGCATTAGGGGACACTTTTTAAACTGGCACACATTTCTCTATACATAGTGCCTTCAATCTGATATGCTTGAGATTCTCTTATTTTCTCATCTTTGATGCCAAAAATGTCTTGAACTACATGGGTAAATTCATGGAATAATGTTCTAAAATGCTCCTCATATCCTAGAGCATTATGTATAGTAACTAACCATGAATCTTCATCCACTCGTTCACACCAACCAAGTACATTATCCTCGGTTAAGTCACAATAATGCACCTCAATTTCCTTCTTACTAAATGTATCTCCAGAGTGATGATTACAGAAGTATTTGTAAGCATCAAGGGCAATGTAGTGACAATACTTATCACCTGATGTGCAAATCATGATCTTTGAATTAGAAAGTTTGCCCTAGAAAATACCTCCCTATCTACAATCTTATAAGAACCAAATTCGTTGTGTAGAACATAACCTTCATGCCCAACATCTTCACCATTGATATAACATTCTACATTATCTTCAACCATAATGTAATCTAACATCTGCATCTTGATTGTTGATACTAACTTCCACAATCTGAGGACATTTATATCAACATGATTGTAATCTGCGAGTGCGTGTAATACTAGATCATCTAATTCTACACCCTCTTTGATACATCTATTAAGATGTTTCTTAACTCGTGCAACAATAGTTCTATCGGGGAACTCACATAGTGTTGCAATCTGCTTTGCAAAGTTACATTTAGTGGTGATACTATCAACATCTAAATCTATCTCTGCTTCTGGTTCTATCCACTTAACATACTCATTGTCTGCCCAATTAAACTCAAAAGGTTTAACAACTGCGTTCCTTAAGTCATCATGTGCCTCATAATAAGTATGTGGTGCAATGATAATAGGTTGATCAATAACTTTACTGAAAGCGTATGCAATTAGGTTGGGTTGATATACATTATCACCACCAAATCCTATAAAGTCACCTTGATAAATGCCATCCAAAAATGGTAAATTGTCATAACATTCATGCAAGATTCTTGCTACTTTACCAGTGTGGTTAGTATCAATATCCTCATGCGATTCATTGATCTTGATTTTAACTTTGTTGAATACAGATTTAGTACCAACAAAGAAATTGCCAGTGGCAGGATTAGTACCCCAAACTATTGCTGGAGAACCATCAATCTTAACTGATATTTTAGAATCAGCAGTGAACCAGTTTAATACACTTAGATCACCACTTAACACTAAATCTTCAGGGTGTTCCATGTGTGTGTTTTTCATACTATTATTATAGACTAAAAAACCCCCTAGTGGGGGTTAGTGTGTGCCAGTTCTAAAACTGGTTGTTGATAAGTCTTTTTGTGAAATCTTCGAGATATAATAGAGGGAGTAAGATTAACTCTAGTCCATCTAATTCTCTTACAGATCTTCTTACTTTCTTTTCAACATTTTTAACTGGTGTTTCTGTCACTTTAACTGCCTCAATCTGTGTAATCTTATTTACACTTTTTGCTGGAGTTACAGTGGTTTTCTTAACAACAGTTCTAGGTGTTTTCTTAGCAGTTGTAGATTTAACTGCTGAAGTTCTTCTCCTAGTTGCCATAAGTAACAAAAATTGCAAGTGTGTAATTGTTGAGAGACTAGGGTAAGTAAATTACTCTAACGTCATGTCTCTGCTTCTTATCGTTGAAACGAATTACATCAGACGGTTGATTCTATACTAACTGATTTACTCAGTCTAATTAAGAATCTTACTGCCACGTTTCAATCGGTGTCAGAGTAGTTAGAAACCTAGTGATCTCTCAACATTTATATAATACATCATTTCAGAGGCAGTGGGGTAAAGCGTGTGCCACTTTGTTGACTGTCCTAATAGTCAGGGTGTCTTCCCTCTTGCGATTTATATCCATCTGCCATATTATATTCTCTCCTATTCTTTACATATTCTAACTCGTGCCAGTTCTCTTTATTACATATTACCAAACAATGTATATTCTTATGTCTCATTGGTTTTCCAGAAGTATAAACACATTCTTTCTTAGGATATACATGAATTTCTATAGTTATATACTGTGAAATCGAGTTCCACCCTTGCTTTCTTCGCTTTTCATTGTCTACAGGATCACCCTTAAAATATACCCATCCCTCGTCTATATCTCCATTTGCTCTTTTCCAAATGACATAATCATCGACTTTTGGTTCATACATTAGTATCAATTAGTAGGGTGAATTAATCTTCAATAATATACTCTTTTTCTTCAAACCATGAATATAGGTTTAAAGATAAACTGAAACTATCTTCATCGTTAATGTTATATTCTTCAACCAACTGGTCAACCATACGTTCAATATCTGATGTTTTTATACTCTTCACATCCAAAGATTAGAGACTCATTGTTATATATTATCAATAGAATCTTTCTTCCATATAATAATCTCCTCTAACTTCTAATTCGATAGTATCAAATATTCTATTCAATGATCTTGCAAACATTCTATAACCTGAACCAACATATACTTGACCAGCAACTACAGAAAATGTTGCAATACCCCAGAATAAGTAATAGAACCTACTCTTAACTTGGTTTCTTACTTTCTCTTTAGAAATCATAATCTTTATTGCGAAGTGTGTAATAAATGTCAGTAATTGATGACAAAATGAATAAATAGTAGTATATTATGAATTAAATTCAATCGGAGTTTAAGATGCACAACTTAATGTCACATAATCAGTTAGAAGGGTGGAAGTCTAATGTTAATCATTTAGAAGAAACAACAGATTACCACAATCAGTTACTCAATGATTACTTTAATTGTCTCATTGAATGTGAAGATGATCAATCAAGTTGCAAACGAGTCTGCAAAGATATGCTCACTTAACGAATGAACCCAAATTAAATATACTAACAACCCTCTATGAAAATAGGGGGTTTTGTATTAGATAGTATATCATAAAAGCTTTGTAACATCAACTGGTACACGTTCACCTATTAACTTACTGTAATCTTTATGCAGTTCACATCCAATATAATACCGTCCCAAACTCCTTGCTACTGCTGCGGTTGTGCCACTTCCCATAAATGGATCAAGCACAATATCATTCTTCTCACTTCCTGCTAATATACATGGTTTAATTAACTCTTCAGGGTAAGTTGCAAAGTGCGCGCCTTTATATGGTTTCTTGTTTATACTCCATACACTACGTTTATTCCTCTTTGAGTATGATTTAGTGAGTCCAGAATGAGGTTGTAAACCTGTACCTTCATTGTGATATTTGCCGTTAGTTCTATCTCTTGTACCCCAATCTTGTGCTGGTTCTTTAATTGCTTCATTATCATAATAATAGTTCTTACTCTTACTTAAGAGGAAGATATATTCATGGGATTTAGTACATCTATCTCTTACACTTTCTGGCATAGGGTTAGGTTTATGCCATATAATATCCTGTCTTAAATACCATCCATCTGCTCTTAATGCAAATGCTAACATCCAAGGTATTCCAATTAAATCTTTATCTTTATAACC